TTGTTTGCAGTTTCTGCTTGAGCTTTTATAGCATCTCCTTCTTCTAAATTCAAGCCCTGTTCTGTTGCATTAATAGTACTTGTTGCGGGTATATCCTTTCTAAAAAACTCTACATCTGTGCTTGCTGAACTGTCTCTAAGATCACAGTTTACGGTTACAGCTCCAGTGCTGTTGTTAGATATATACACAGACTTTACAATAGCCACTGCAGTGGTTGCTATATTTAAAATTGTAGTCATATTTGTATTAGTCAATATGACACTAGCGTTTTTATAATTTATACTCATGATAAAAAGTAATTAAATGCGTCTTGTTCGTTTTTCAAGTCTTGTTGAAAAGAAAAGTTTAATTGATTTTGTAGTGTAGTTAAAGACTCTAATATTTGTCTTTGATTTTCTACATCGTATTCTTCTTTTGGTTCGGGTATGTAGTTTGTTATTTTAGCCACTATACTATACCAATTGGTCCTTCTATATCTTTTACAAGTTCATCTAAATAACCACCTTGTTGTGCTTCATTAATTTGACTGTCGTTATATCCAGCATTATATAAAGTTCTTCTTTTTCTTAAACTTACTCCACTATCATCAAACGTAGGTATAGTTAAAGCGTCTGCTACCAAATTATTAGCAGGTAACATACTTGTAGAAGTATTTGGTAAAGAGCCATAATAATCTGGCGTCCCTGGTACTCCTAAAAGATTTGCCGTTACATCATCTGCTGTTCCTGATACTCCTAAAAGATTTGCCGTTACATCATCTGCTGTTCCAGGCATTCCTAATAGATTTGCATATGGATCATCTGCTCTTCCAAACGCAGATACATAACCTTCATCTGAAGTTCCTGGAATAGAACCAAATTGTAAACCTTCGTTAGCATCCACGATACCTCTATCTTTAACTCCAAACTCATCTATCAAACTAGTAGTAAAGTCTGGTGACTGACCAAACTCATTTATCATTACATCTGTCACACCGCCAGGAATTTTACCCGCTATTCCCTCAAAAGCTAATTCAGGGTTATTACTAAAATCAAGATCAGGTCTTAAATCAGCTGAGGTGTTTGGAGTAATTCCCATTTGTGATCTTAAACCAGCAAGTCTTTCATCTAATTCAGTTTCATCTAAAGATCTACCTTTATCTAAATATTTTTTTTGTATTGTATTTTCTAAAGTTTTTATACGGTTAAGATTAATTCTATTTTGTCTAGCCTCATCGTATTCTGCTTGAGTTTCATATCCAGTAAGTCTTTTTCTTCTTTCTGGATCATTTAAAAAATTAGCGCCAAACATTGCAGCGCCAAAAATAGGATTTATAGCACCAAGTAAAACTTGTAAAGGATTTTTTCTAGCAAAATTTATTCCTCTTGTAAAAAAATTGTTTCCAGCTGTACGACCTGTAAAATTAGGATTTGTTTTTTGAACACTTTTAATAAATTCTTGTCTTGATTCTCTTCCTCTATCACCTGATGTTTGACTTGCTTGAGCACCACCGAATGTAGGACCTTGTCCTCCACTTAAATTAAAACCACCTGTTGGGTCTTGTCTAGCCGTGCTTTGACCAAAACCTGCGCTTTTAGCAAAAGAAGCAGTTGCTGCATCCGCTCCACCTTTTAATCCAACACGCCTTTTAATATTTAAACCTTTATCTATCATTATCTTCTACCATCTGGTTGTGCGTCTAATCTTAGGGTACCATATCTCCAAGTCTCACCTGTACCATCGTTTTCTATCTTAACAGATACAAGTCTTCCTCTGGCTCGAGTATCTACCTTATCAGTTGTTGACGTAACTGTAAAGGGCCCAAGTGGTGAGCTGACAGCCACATCGTCTGGATATGCACTAACCAACAGAGTTACTTTAGCATCACCTTGTTGATATTTAAAATCAGGTATAAATCGTCTAACAGCCATAAAAAACTCACCATCTCCTCGATAATCCGCAACACCTGTTGCTTGACCAAGAGCACTACGTCTTGATGTTATGTCCCAATCTCCAGATCGTATAAACGCAGGAATGGCTGTGGTTGCTGTGCTATTAACTTGATCTGTCCCTTGCTCATGTTCATAATAAATACTAGCACCATATTTGTTTGTAATTCCTAATATATCAGGAAAGACTGGTGTCAATGTATCATCATAATCTGTAGCATATGGATTATCAAATACACTTTGATCTTGATATGTTGTTCTATCTAAGGATGAGGTTGTCCAACAGTTTTCTGCGTAATTATATGTTACACATCTATCTATTTGACCAGATCCATCTTTTGGATAAAACCAGTTTACTTCTGTATATAAATTATTAGACCCTGCAAAAATAACATCTCTTGCATTAAAATTTAATCCAAGATTATCTCCATCTGTGCTAAATACAAAATCTTCTACTAATGATGGTAATGATTTTACTGTACCATCAAATACGAAAAATCCACCTTGCGATCCCATCCAAAACACAGCACCATTAACAAAGGTTGCTGCGTGTTGAGAAATACATCCACAGTTTGTACCAACCTGTCTAACACTAAATGTAAATGGTGGACCAACAAACTGAATAACATAAGCAGCGAGATCGGTTATAACAAACACATAGTCTTTACCTTGAAGTGCTGCTCTTATTTCATTACCTGTATCTAATCTAAATGTACCTGCAGTGTTGGTAGCTGTTGGTGTATATGTATTTAGATCCTCTTGATTAGAGAATCTTACAAACATCGGATCTTGTGTTGTGCTGTCACCTATGGTTGTTTCGGTTCCAAAATGAAACAAATGTCTGTCACGATCTGATACTAACGTAAATCTACTAGCTGTAGGATTGTTAGTAGTTTGAAAATTAGATGTAGTTAGTGATGCTCTAATTGTTCTAGCATTTGCAGCGCCAGCATTCCATGTAAAAGTTTTACCATTAAATATAGTTGCAACTAATACTTGACCAAAGTTATCTAGACTCCAGTTTCCTGGATCTAGAATTACAGAGCTTGTAGCTCTAGCTGTTCCCCATGTAGATGTGTTCCAAGTTGATGTGCCCCAACCAAACCCTGTTGTTTGTGTCGTTGGTCCAACTTCAACATACGGATTAACAGTCACTGCACCTGCAGCAGTCATGCCAGTTCCTCCTTCAGCACGTGAAGCTTGAACCGTAAATTTATCTATATCAGGTACAGTTAATATTTCGTATGGTTGTTCTAATTCTGCTGCTGTAAAATCTGATGCTCCTGTAACAGTTACTGATGAAAGAGTTACATATCGTCCAACTTCTAAACCATGAGAACCTTTATTAATAGTTACAGTTCTTGATGCATTAACAGTTGTTAATGTGCCTCCAGTAATCGCTGTATCTAAAGGAGTAATGTCATAAAAGTCATTACCATAATAAATAAACAAACCCTGAGACGTTCCGATAGCAGCATATTTTTCACCTGCAAAACTTGAAAATGCAACTTGTGCTCTAGCAGCACCAGGTAATGTTTTATTAGCCGCGGTTAATTGTAACCAACCACCTATTTTTTCAGGTAATCCATATCTAAATCTAACAAAATCGCCGTCAGTCCACTGACCTTCTGCCCCTGATTCTGTATCTTGTTTATTAAAACCTGGCTTGAATTTTAATTTCTGTAGCATATAATAGCTTATATATTAGTTTTTTAAGGAAGGAAAGAGAGAAAATAAAACATGTCTTTTGACTATAAAATAGGTGATTTAAAATATCGTATAGATGGATTAATGCCTAAAACTGTTTGTGATTACTTTATTAATTTTTATAATGAAAACGAAAAGTTGTACACTGGAAAAGAAAAAAGTTATAAATTTAAATCTAATGCTGTAGAGGAAGATAATTTTAGTTGTATGAATCTTTCTCAACTTAGTTCAATAGATGATAAATTTAACAAGCCTCTAGCGATAGCTAAAAAATATTTATCTATCATGATAACAAATTATGTTTTACATATTCAAAAAAATATATGTCCTACATTTAATATGGAATATGTTACTGAAACACAAAACGTTAGAATACTTAAATACAAAACAGGTGAGTTTATTGGTGATCATTCTGATGTAAGTCCTCAAATGAGAGCGTCTTGTACCTTTAATTTAAATGAAGATTATGAGGGCGGTGAATTTAGATTTTTTGACGGAAGAGAAAAATTAACTTTTAAAACAGGAGATGCTTTGTTTTTTCCTGCTGAACCTATTTGGATTCATGGCACCGAACCTGTTAAAAGTGGAACAAGATATGCTATTAATTGTTTTTTATATCCATCAAATTAAAATATGATAAATAAAATTGAAATAATTGATGAATTTTTATCTGATGAACTTTGTGATTATTTTATAAATTATTTTGAAAAAAATGAATCATTAAGAAGAACTCATAAAGTAAACAATGGAAATTTATTAGATATAGATATAACTCGATGTAAAGAATTTAGTGAATTATTTGATAAAATAAATAATCATGTTAAAGATCAACAGTGTAAAATAGATTGGATAAAAGTTACTAAATGGGAACCAAATCTTTTACAGGGTTTACATCAAGATGATACAAGCCCTAAAACAGTCTATGCTTCAATAATGTATTTAAACGATAATTATAAAGGTGGCAAAACTTATTTTAAAGAGGGCACTGTAGTGCAACCTAAAAAAGGGAGAGCGTTATTTTTTAATGGAATGCATTATTGGCATGGAGTGATGCCAGTTAAAGAGGGGCCTAGATATACAATAGCGGCATGGTATAAAAAGAAATAGGATGGATAAAAAAACACAACATATACAAAATTTTATTGGTGTGTACGATAATTACATAACAGATGCTGAATGCGATAAAGCCATACAGTTATTTGAAAATCAAAAAAAATTTAATAAAACCATGGACAGAAGACAATTTGAAAATGCAATGTCTGTAGAAAAAAAAGATATGCAATATTTTAGTGACATGCATAATATAGATGTATGGTGGACAGAATTAAAATCTTTAATTTTTAATTTTGATATGGCTTTTAATCATTATATAAGAGAAACAGGTGCTGATGGAATTTATCCGGATGGCAGATTTTATTTTACACAATTAAAATTACAGAAAACACGACCTACAGAGGGTTATCATGTGTGGCACATAGAACATTCAACAGGTTTTGCTAATGAACCTAGAGCTTTTGTATATAGTGTATATTTAAATGATGTTGAAGAAGGTGGTGAAACAGAATTTTTACATTTTTCAAAAAGAGTAAAACCTAAAAAAGGTAGAATAGTTATTTGGCCTGCAGGGTTTCCTTATGTTCATAGAGGAAATTCTCCTTTATCTGGAGATAAATATATAATTACTTCTTGGATGAATTTAAGACCAGTGGGTTAAGATGAATAAGATGTAGGTCTAGCGCCTAATCTAGCGATTTTATCTTCTTCAGTTTCATCATCTACATTATCATCATCCCAATTAGCTTGTAATTGAGATAAATGTACTGCATCCCATTTATTAATAAAATCAGAAAAATCACCTAGGTTAGCATCTTCCCAAGTAGAGTGAGGAGTTGCATCTCTGTACTCTACAGTATCACTAGGGTTAGATGTTCCATATTGAATAGCCCAAATGTTATTCCATTTAGCTAATCCCCAAAAATCATTGTCTTGTATTATATATGCAACACCTTCTTGTGCGCCTTCTGCATGATTTTTAATGATTATCTTATCGTCAAATACTACTGTCCATGATGCGTTTGTTGCCATAATTTCTCCTACGTCTTAATAATATAAATAATTGTTAAATAAGGTTGAACAACTGAAGTTGAATCACCTGTGAATGTTGCACTCATGTTGTGAGAGTGACCTGTTCCAGA